TGGCTAACATCAAAAAGGGAAATGAAATAGATATAATGGGACCTCTGGGTAGAGGCTATGATGTTCTTTCACTACAAAAAGAACAAACTGCACTTTTAGTTGGTGGTGGAATAGGTGTTCCTCCTCTATATGAACTAGCTAAACAATTTAATAAAAGAGGAATAAAAACTATTACAATACTAGGATTTAATTCAAAAGATGAAGTTTTTTACGAAGATGAATTTAAAAAGTTTGGAGAAACTTATGTTTCAACAGTTGATGGAAGTGTAGGAACAAAAGGTTTTGTAACTGATGTTATTCCTGCACAAACAGCTACTTTGCTACCTATTGAAGATGTCAATGCAATGCGTGAACAGGATGTTTATAATATGTATGCGGGGCTATTTGCAACGCTTAAAACAGTAAATATTTTAGATAAGAATATGAAATCAGTATTAATTCAATCGTTAGTACAAGCTCTTTCGCTTTCTGGTATTACTGAGGAAAGTTCAGAAACGGCTGTGATACAAGCTATTCAGGAGCGTATTACCAATGAAAAAGAAGCTCGTGAAAAAGCAGAAAAGGCTCTTAACACTTTTAAGCAAGCACAAATTACTACGGTAGTTGAGGGTGCGGTTAAAAGTGGAAAAATCACAGAAGCCCAAAAGGCTGTCTATGAAAAAATCGCAGAAACTTCGGGAGTAGAAGCCCTTATCACTGTATTAGAAAATACAGCTGTAGCAGGAGGCAAACAAGCTACACAATCCCCTAATATCTCTTCTTTATTACAAAGTAATGGTAGTAACACGGGGGCACGTGCTTCGTGGGATTTTGACCAATGGCAAAAGGAAGATCCTAAAGGACTTGAAAAGCTATCGGTAGATCAGCCCGAAAGGTTCAAAGAATTGTTTAACGCTAAATACAAAAAGTAATGCCAGCATTAGAAGACGGATTATGGCTGCAACAATATGTTGAGCCTCAATTATTGGAAGATTTTCGCAACTACAACGATGTTTTTATCAGTGTGTTGCAACGCCCTAACCCCAGTGCGATTGACAAGGACGGTATCAAGTTCAATAAACTCATTGGGAATGTAGAATTTGTAGTGAATGCTACAGTTGATTTTACCCCTAAGAAAACTGAGGGTAAGAAAACATTTGTAGCGTGGGACGCGCTTGACACTACCCCTACTGAATACACTGATGAAGAATTGCGCGCTATGGCTTTTGACAAAGAGTCGGCTATTCGTAAAGAACATAGCAATATGTTTAGAATTGGAGTGCGTGATTATGCTATTCACAAACTCGCTCCTAAAAAACACGTGGAGGGTGCAATGCCTGTACTTCGTACTACAGGAGAAGTAGTGAACGGCAGAAAACGACTAACCTACAACGACTTGAGTGAGTTCCTGTTTAAACATATCACTGCATTAAACTTGAACAACAAAGCAGCCTATTACTTGGTGCTTTCTAACGAGCACAAGGCTGATCTTATTCACGATAGAGCAAATACAAATCACTATCGCGATTTGGAAATTGACCGCAATACAGGAGAGCTAAAACGCTTCTTTGAATTGCAGATTTTTGAGAACACTACAACTCCACTATATGGGCAAAATGGTGAACTAAAATCAATGGGGGCTAAGAAGGTATCAGGCGACCAAAGCTCTTCAATCTTTTTCTATGCTCCTAATACGGTGTACCATATTGAGGGTGTGAATGTACTCACTAAACCAATGCGCCAAGATACAAGAAGCAAACGCCCTACAGCAGAAGTTAGACTACATACTTGGGGCTTATGCGACAAACGCCAAGAGTACGGTTTTGGGGCTTTGGTATCGGCTAATGAGTAACCTTAAAAGAAGGAAACATTATGGCAAATAAAAGTCAGTTAGAAACCGCAAAACAAATCTTTGAAGCTGAACCTCAGCTTCAAAGATTGTACCTAAACCCCAAAGGTGAGTTTTTTACAAAGATAGACTACGCACAGAATAGCGTAGAAGATACTAAAAAGATTGAAACTCTTACCCGTAAGGGCGTTTTAAAAGAAGAAACAAAAGAGAATGTTGAACCTTTAAATACAGAAGGTAATGAGTAATTTAAAAGGAGTTGTTATCAGTAAAGGAGCATTGGGCGCTAACACTATTAGCACAGGTGATAATATTAGCGGGCTTATTATTTCTGCCCCTAAACCTACAGGCTTAGAATGGGATACCCCTACCACGCTTTACAACGTGAAAGATGCTACTAAGCTGGGGATAACTGAAGACAACAAACAGGTAAATGTATTGCGACATATTACAGAGTTCTACCGAATGGCTGGCGAGGGAACTCCTCTGCACCTAATGTTGGTAGCCCAAAACAGCAAAATGCCAGAGGTATGCGAAACAAAGGCTAAGAAGCTGCTGGTGTATGCCAAAGGCGAGATACGGCAGCTGGCGATTGCTATCAATAGCGATAGTGCCGAGCAGTACACTATGCTCAACGGCTTACCTCAAGAAATGTATAATGCGATTGCTAAAGCACAAGGTTTGGCAGAATGGGCGTATAACAATTTTATGCCTTGCCAAGTATTGTTGGAAGGTTATGGGTACGGAGGTACAGCCAGCAGTACGGCTAACCTCAGAGAGCTTCCTAACCTTAATGCTACCAAAGTATCGGTAGTAATAGGACAAGATTACAACTACGCAAAAAGTAAGGAAGGTAAGGCACAAAAGTATGCCGATGTGGGTACTGTGCTTGGAGTATGCTCAAAAGCCCTTGTACAACAGAACATAGGCAACAACGAGCTATTTAATCTTACTGATGCTACACAAGGAGTATGGATAGAGCCCGCACTCAGTTCATATACTACTATTGTAGATGCGTTTGACGATTTGCAAACCCTTGAAGATAAGGGCTACATTTTTGGTATTACCTACGCAGGTATTGCAGGTGTACGCATTAACAATGACCACACTTGTACACCTGTAGTGGTAGATAGCCATCATAATATGAACGAGCACTCTATAGCCTACGGGCGTATTATGGACAAAGCCTCACGAGGTTTGCGCACAGCCTACCTGCCTAAAATCAAAACCGATTGGGAGCTTGACGAGAAAGGCAAAATGCGTCCTGCAACAATTGTAGCTTTAGAAGATATTGGCGACAACGTATTGGAACGTATGCTTGCCAATGGTGAGATTTCGTATGGCAAAACTACCATAGATAAGGATAGTGACCTTGTAGTAAAAAAGGTGCTTAAAATATCGTTTGTAATAGTGCCAAAAGGAAGTATTGGAGAGATTAAAGGAACGATTAACCTTAAAACACAAGCATAATGGCAGATATAAACAGAAACGGAAAAGCTTATGACTCAGCTGATGTGAGGGTACAAATTAATGGTATTCCTATCAATGTAAAGAGTATTAGTTATGGCAATGAGCAGGAACACCAGCTAAACCATACTTTGGGGGCGGAACCTACAAGTTGGTCAATGGGAAAGATTACACCTTCAGCATCTATGACTGTTCCAATGCACGAAATAGCCCCTTTGGAACGTGTTTCGGGTGGACTATTGAAAATAAAGCCTTTTACTATCACAGTTGAGTTTGTGAATGAGTTCAACGAGATAGTAGTGGATAAGATTGTAGCAAAGTTTAAAAACGAAGGGCGAGAGGTTACTGGAGATATGGGACTCGAAAAACAATACGATTTGTTTGCCCTATCAGTAAAGCTAAGGGTAGCATAACTTATAATAACTAAAAAAACTATGATAAAAAAAGTAAGTGAAGAGGTAAAAACAAGCCTCAAAAAAGAATATGGCGACAAACTAAAATCGCTTATCCTGCCAATGGATGACAACGGCACAGAAGAGCTGGAAGTATTAGCAGTAGTACCCTCTCGTAACGTGGTAGGGCAATACCTAAAATACTTAAATCAGGACCCTAAAAAGGCACAAGAAATATTGGTAAAGGCTTGTTTGGTTACCAACAAAGAGGAAGTACTTGCCGATGATGGGCTATTCTATGCCTCAGCAAGTCTGATTGGTGAATTGATACCTATTAGACAGGGAAAGTTTGGAACTGTTTAGAACTTAATAGAGCTCTAAACTACAAGGAAACAGGCGATTTGTACTTTAAAGTTGATGCCTTGATAAGTTACTATCTTCATATCCCCTTCCCCGAAGATTTGGACGATGAAACGTGGGCTATGAAGTGGGCACAGATTCAATGGCTGGCAGAACAAGGAATATTAGGTGTTAAAAAACAAGACTTGTAACAAATGGAAAACGGACAATCTATCGTATTAGATTTAGCTTCTCGCTATGGGAGAGCTTTGGGAATAGTGTTATCTTCTGAGGGTATGAACCAAGTAGTGATTACCAAAGAGGATAACAAGTACCAAGTGGAGACCTTTGGAGAGGCTACCAATTTCGAGGAGGTTACAATGGAGTACGAAAATACTCGCCTTGTGTTTAACAGCTTTATAGGAGGCGAACAATCTACTGTTTTTGCTCCGCCTCCTATCCTTTCCTTCTCACGCTCAAAGAAACTCATTGAAACAGAGACTAATGGTAGTACTATTGTAGAACGTTGGAATACCAACGAATGGGAGATTACCATTCAGGGTATTTTGGTAGATATAGAAAACCACAATTACCCCGATAGTCAAATACAGCAAATAGTCACTCTTTTTGAACACAATGATATTATTAAAGTAGTTGGGGCACAGTTTTATGACAAGGGTATTGATAGCATTTATATAGATTCCATCAGTATCAATCCTAAAGAAGGTTATAGTGATACTGTTGCCTATACGTTGAGTGCTAAAAGTGCAAAAGAGGTAACGTTTAACTTATTGGAAGGTGATGGGAAGTAGTTATTTAAATATCAATATTCGTATTACAGTAGCTGGCAAGATACAGTTCAACGCAGTAAAGCAAATAGAGATTGCCAAAAGTATAGAACTGCTTACCACTACAGCAAAGGTAGAGTTACCTCGTGAGTTTAAGAACACCCGCAAGGACGGGCAGAGTTTTAGCATTGAACGCAAGAACTTGTTAGAGCTGATAAAGGTAGGCGATAGCATTCATATTGAAGCTGGTTACAACGGCGACTATTTTACCGAGTTTGAGGGATATATCACCCAAATAGGGGCGGATATACCGCTGTTACTCACTTGTGAAGATGAGATGTACCAACTGAAAAACAAGCCCCTTATCAATAAAACGTACGCTTCAGTAAGTTTGAAGCAGTTACTTAAAGACATTGCCCCAGACTATGAAACGGAGGTGTTGGATATGCAACTCGGCAAACTGATGATAGAGCGCTCCTCTCCTTATAAAGTGCTGGAGGAGCTTAAAAAACAGTATGGTGTACATTGTTCTTTTAGAGGGGAAAAGCTAATTGCAGGACTTAAAATAGATTTTAAATCAAAGGTGATACATCACTTTATCTTTGATAAGAACTTTAGACAAAGTAAAGATTTAAAATACAAAACTAAGAATGAACGCAAGGTACTATTGAAAGCTGAGAGCTCACAAAAAGGTACTTCTAAAAAAGTAACCTACCAATATGGGGAAGAGGGAGGAGGCGAACGCACTTTGCACGCTCCTACTAACCTTACATTGGAAGAGCTAAAAGCCTTTACCGAAAAGACTTATAATAGTTCGGTATTCGACGGCTACGAGGGGACTTTAGAGGGTTTCGGCTACCCACGTACCCAAGTGGGCGATACGGTAGCCCTTACCGATCCTAACTATCCCAACAAACACCGTGACGGACTCTATTTGTTAGAAAGCGTAACTATCTTGCTCAACGCACAAGATGGCTTTAAGCGAAAAAGCAAGCTGTCAATGAAACTTTCAAACACTAATAGCACAGACAGTACAGAACTATGGAACAAGCCCTTACAACCGCAATTACTACCCTAAATCACCGCAAAAAGCAGGTTACCTCTGTAGGTGTGGTGAGTCGTATCGAGGGGAATACCTGTGAGGTGGAGAGGGAAGATTTACCTCTGCTGTTAGATGTGCGTTTAAACGCTGTTCAAGGGGTGTTTGAAAACTGTTTAAACATAGTGCCTAAGATAGGTTCGCAGGTGCTGTGTTTGGAGGTTGAGGGCGAACCCTCCGAAACCTGTGTAGTTGGTTATACCGAAATTGATAGTGTAGAAGTAAAGATTGATGGTGCAGTAGTGAAGATAGCTAAAGGGAAGATACAGATAAAAAACAATTTTGCTAACCTCAAACAGTTATTGAGTGAGTGGCTTACCGAGCTTAAAACGGTAGTGATACAAACCCCAGCAGGTGTTGGTAATTTTTCACCTAACAACGTGGCAAAGTTCAGTGAGTTAGAAAGTAAAATCAATCAGTTATTAGAATGATATGGCACGAAAAGACTTGTTGTTAGATACTGCAGGCAATTTAGTAATTGAGGAAGGCGATTTTGTGATTGATTCCTCGGATATGCAACACATAAAGCATATAGTAGAAGCACAGAAAGGGGAATTTAAAGAGTTTCCTTTTATCGGGTTTGGCGTAGAGAACTACCTAAAAACAAACACTAACCCTTTAGCCTTTAAACGAGACCTAAAAATACAATTAGAATACGACGATTACAAGAATGCTACCATAGACCTCTCAAAAGGCTATGAAGAGTTAAAAATAAACCTATAAACGCACTATGGCACTAAACAAACAAGCTTTAAAACAAGGCATTATCACCCTGCAGCAGGATATGCTTACCAAGACAGAAGCAAATCCAGAAGAGTATGCCGAACGCTTAGCCTCACTTATTTACGACTTTGTTCGTAGTGGCGAGGTAACAGTAGCCCCTGGTATACAAGTAGGCACGGCAGGTACAGCCACCGCCCAAACAGGAGCAACTACAAGTGCAGGAAAAGGCACTATAAGCTAAAAAACAAATTTACATATGACAAAACTCAACTACATCTTACAAGGCTTTGGCTTTAGGGACTCTCACGACTTCCTACGCTCATCCTTTGGTCACACCTTTTCAATGCTTTTTATAAAAATGGACGTTATACTATCAGTACTATTTGCCACCGTGCACTTCTTATTTGGTTTCAACCATTTGTTCCTAACCGCTTATGTAGTGCTACTTATTTTTGAGTGGATCACGGGGGTACAAGCCTCCCGAAAGAGGGGCGAGAAGCACGAGAGTCGCAAGTTTGGGCGTATGCTCCTAAAAATAGCTACCTATCTTGTGCCGATCTATATACTACATACCTTCTCGGCTAATGTAGAGTTTCCAAATCTTGGAGGCTTTGAGTTCGACCCCTTCCATTGGCTTTACTGGGTAGTACTTATAGCTATTATATGGCAACTGGTGGTGAGCCTCTTGGAGAACTTAGATTGTTTAGGCTTTCGCTTCGCTAAAGTACTGCTCAAGATTATTAATAAGAAGTTTTATAAAACCTTTGAGCTCAACGATAACGATGATAACAGTATTACATAATCAAAGCCTATTAGACCTCGCTCTGCAACACACAGGCACGATAAAAAGCGTCTTTGAGTTTGCTGAAGCGAACAGCCTCAACATCACCGATGATGTAGTGGCGGGCAAAACATTGGCACTACCTGCAGAAGCGTTCACTAACAAAGATATATTAGCCTACTACACCGCAAAGAACTTGCAGCCCGCAACCGCCTTTTCTAAGGAAGACGAACAGGTGTTTGAACGACTTGAGGGTATTAGTATATGGGCTATTAACCTTGATTTCGTCGTTAGTAGTTAGTCGTTAGCCATTAGCAAGCGACACAATCTAACGACTAATAACTAAAGACTAACGACTAAATATTATGGCACGAAGCATTCAAGAGATACAAACCCTTATCCTCCAAGCCAAAGCACAAGAGCCTGCATTGGAAAGTCTCAACAGCACCTCCAAAGTAGCTATATGGCGCTTGTGGGTGTACATCATAGCTGTAGCAATATGGAGCTTAGAGAAGCTGTTCGACCAGCATAGGGCGGATATAGACAAACGCCTTGCCGAACTCAAACCCCACACTGCACGTTGGTATCGTAGTAAAGCCCTTGCTTTTCAGTATGGGTTTGACCTATTGCCCGACAGCGATAAGTTCAATAACCAAGGACACACAGAGGAACAGATAGAAGCCAGCAAGATAGTGAAGTACTCAGCAGTGATAGAAAGCAAAAACGAAGGCCGTTTGATAGTAAAGATAGCGGGTGAACAAGGCGAGCAGTTGCAACCTATCACCGATGCCCAAAAGCAAGCCTTTGAAGCTTACCTACAGGAGATAAAAGACGCGGGCGTACGCTTATCGGTAGTAAATTATCAGCCAGATGTGCTGCACTTGCAAATGAAGATAGTATATGACCCGCTTGTATTAGATAGTAATGGACAAAGTATCATTCACGCTACACACCCAGTAGAAGAGACTATAAAAAGCTACTTAAAACGCCTGCCATTTAACGGCGAATTGGTCTTAGCACACCTTATTGATGCGCTACAACAAGCAGAGGGAGTGAAGATACCGCACTTAGTTCTCGCCCAAAGCAAAAACATCACCAGCAGTGGAAGCTACGGCGCGTTTGAAACGATAGAAATAAGCAAAATACCCACAGCAGGCTACTTTACGATAGACAACTTTAACGATATCTCTTATGTCAGCAATGTATAACCTAAACATCGACAAACTGCTCGTGCTGCTTACCCCTACCTTTCTGCGCAAACCGAAGCTCATAGCGTGGTTGCGTATGTTGGCAGCACCCCTGCACAAGTTGCTATACACCTTTCAGCAAGCACGCCAAGCCGACTTGTACAACTTGGCACACAACAGCCAAGTATGCTACCTGCGTAAGGCCCTCAATGATGAGTTCGACAGTGAGCAGCGGCGTATCCGTATCGAGGACGGAAAGCAGAACGAGCGGCTCTATATATACCCTCGCAGTGCCAATAAGCCTTTGTTTTTAGGCAAAGTCTTCCTCTATCAACGAGGCGACTATATAGACGGCGGAGTAGATTTTATAGTAGTACTCCCTCAAGGCTTGGAGTACGATAGATACAAGTTAGAAGCCCTTGTGAATTTTTACAAATTAGCAGGAAAACGTTGGACAATAGAAACTAAATAATATGAATAAGTTACATACCGAACACAATGCAGGCTACCCCTTTGATGTGGCATTTCTTGCCTTTATGCAGAACGCCTATAACCTATTTAACCATTTTGGACACCTTGCTGGCAATAAGGTAATTATTTCAGGGTGTGAAGAGGTAGGCAACACTATCACCTCAGGTACTGTCTATATAAATGGCGAGTTATTACCGTTTGAGGGTGGAGCAAAAGACGATACAGTATGGATACGGGAAGACACCACACAAGTAACCTTTCAGGACGGCTTCTCTCGCACATTAGAAACCGTGCGTACCGTTGTTTTTGGTAGGTCTGCCCCTGATAAAACCTTTAACTGGGAGGACTTTCAACGTGTTACTAATCTACAAGATTTAGGCAAAAATAAAGCTGAAAATAAAGCGTTGAAAGAGTTAAAAGACGAAGTAGAAATACTCAAGAAACAGAAACAAGCTATACCCATTGGGCTCATTGCTATCTGGGGCAAACCTGCTAACCAGATACCCGAAGGCTGGCGAGAGTACACCGACCTACGCGGTAGAATGCCCGTTGGTTTAGAACCTTACTATCGTAAAACTAATGATGATGCTCAAGACTATCAGCTCAATAGCCTACTGAAGCAAGGCGGCGAACGTTCACACAAGCTCACTATTGAGGAAATGCCAAGCCATAATCACCATATTCGTTATAAAGTTGCTAATCTAAGATATGGCGGATCTGAACAAGGAGAAAGAGCTTTGTCAATATATGGAGGTAATGAGGACACCTCTAATCACCCTATTATAGATGCAGGTGGCGACCAACCCCACAATAATATGCCACCTTACCACGTGGTACAATTTATAGAGTATGTAGGCTTTCAAGTAGCCCCCTAAACAAGTAACTTTTAAAATTAAACAATAATATGACACCAAAAAAGACGTTAAAAAAGTGGTTTTCTAACCTAATGAAACCAGCACAAGAACATTTCGCTGCTTGGATTGACAGCTATTGGCACAAAAGCGAGCAAATTCCAATGAGCAACATCGAAGGACTTAGCAGAGCCATTGAGAACACTGTCTCGGCAAAGCAGCTGCTCAACCATTTAGAGGACACCAATGCCCACAGTGCCCTCTTCGATGAGTTGAAAAGGCAAATACAAGCTATTCAAACCATCTTACAGGTAGATGATGTAAACCTCGACACCCTACAAGAAATCGTTACCGAGTTAAAAGCTAACACCAAGCTACAAGAGCTCATCGACAAAAAAGTAAACAAAGAGGAAGGCAAAGGTTTATCATCTAATGACTTCACCAACGAGCTCAAGCAGAAGTTAGAAGGCTTACAGCCTACTGATGTATCGGGCTTGTTACCCAAAGGCGGATATGAAGGCACAGGACAACAGCTGAAAGAGGCTATTGACGGACTGCAAACCAAAATGGGACAAGTAGAGACTACCCTAAGCGTAGACGACACCTCCCTTGATACTCTTCAAGAAATTGTTACCCAAGTTAAGAACAACAAGGATTTGGCAACAATAATAAATGGAAAAATGGATAAAGACGAATTTTTTGAAAAATTAAAACAACTCGTTAGTTTTTTTGAAAATTCACAGATATCCATATCTAATCCTTTAGGCAGGATGGATATTTCCTCTAAATCTCTATACATCCACTCAAGTGAGGAACTTCTCAAATTTTTTGGAAAAGGAGTTGATATAGTATCTGGAGTTAATATTGCCTTAGAAACCAATCAGGGTATCTATTTAAGAGGTAGTTTCGGACAAGGAATTGTACAATTCTTTGATGTTCATGCTCAAGATGTAAATTTTCGTGGTGATGATTCAATGAATGCTAATATATCTGGATATAAAACAATATCATTAACTGCGCAGGATAGTATAAATTTTAATGCGCAAACGGTAAGGGTTAATGGAAATAGCTTGACTACTTTATTTGAAGACTTTCAAAATCTGTTTAATAAAGTAGGCGATTTAGAAAGTAGGATTTCATTATTAGAGAGTCGCCCAGCTGGTTATCCTTAAAATCTAAAAGAATATGAAAAAATATATGCGAAAATATCTCATCAAACTATTTGCACTCAGTTATATAGTGCCATTTGCAGGTAAAATAAGAAGTTTTACCCGCTCTGCCAACATCATATTACCCTTAATACTCATTGGAGGACTTATTGTTTGTGCCGAGCTTTACAGCTGGCTATACATACTCTTGCCCTTGCTTGCAGTAGCTTGTTTCTTTGGCTTTGGGTACTTTCACTTTTGCCCGCTTACAGACAAAGACTTTCCCCTGCTTGACGATACCCAACGTTGGCAGTATGAAGCCTTTCAAAGGCGTGTAACTCCAGAGCCTAAAAGCTACAATGCCCAATGGGTATTATGGGTGAACCCTTTGGCAATAACCATAACCCTTACTATATTATTCACCTTAATACTCTAATAACCCAATGAAAAAAAGTACACGCAACATCCGCTACCTCGTAGTACACTGCTCCGCTACACCAGAGGGCAGAGACCACACCGTCAAAGATATCGACCTATGGCACAAACAAAGAGGTTTTAACGAAATCGGCTACAACTACATCGTACGCCTCGACGGCACCATAGAAGAGGGCAGAGACGTCAATAAAATCCCTGCCCACATAGAAGGACACAATAAGGACAGCATCGGCATTTGCTACATTGGAGGGATAGACAAAAATACGCTGCAGCCCAAAGACACTCGTACGCAAGCCCAAAAAGAAGCCTTAAAAAAGCTCCTCACCGAGCTTAAAGTCCTCTACCCCGAAGCTGAAATCTTAGGTCATAGAGACTTCCCTGGTGTAGCTAAAGCCTGCCCCTGCTTTAACGCTAAAGACGAATACAAAAACATTAGCAAATGAGAAAATTAACCCTATTATTATTGGCGTTCCTCGCCTTAGTAGGTTGTCGTACCCGCAAGGTTATCACTACCAAGCAACGCCAAGTACAGAAAGAGCGTATTATAAAGTATAAGGATAGTACCCAACTCTTTGCCTACAACTCGCACAGCTCCCAATTCTCCCACAGCTCCCAAGAGAATTACGAGCTCGAATTAGAAACCCTCACCGATAGTGTAGGCAAACCACGTGAACTTATCTACACCCGCATTCGTGACGGCGATAATGAAGTTATAAGAGTACTCAACGGAAAGGTTAAGCTACGAGCTACAAGCACCCATTCTAAGAGCCTACAGCAGGCTGATAGTACCCTTTATAATAATTCATACACTCGCATTAAATCTGAAGCGCAAAAGCACAAATACGTACAATTCAAACAGGTGAACAAACAAGTAAAAAGAAGCCCCGTAAGGCATATCTTTTGGCTCTTGCTACTCGCTGTATTAGTATTTATCCTTTGGAAATATAAGCCGTTTCGGTGGAAGATTTTAATAAGATTTAAACAGCTTTTAAAACGCTTTTAAAGCACTGTTAAATAGGAGGACAGCAGTAAAAAAAATGTCCTCCGCTTTTATTTAAAACAACTTCCTACATCATTTTAAAGACAATCCCAGTGGGACACGGAGGACAATATGTCTTCTGCTGTCTCACTGGGGTTTTGTCTTTATTGATGTAGGAGTCGCAAAAGTATAACAATTTTCTGAATTAGCAAATTTAATAATAGAAAAGAATGAAAAATTACACTACTTCGCCATTACCCTTTCAAGGACAAAAACGCAAATTCGTCAAACACTTCAAAGAAGCCCTTGCACACTTCCCCACCAACGCCACCTACATCGACCTATTCGGCGGTTCAGGACTTCTTTCACACACCGTCAAAACCACACACCCCAACGCCCGCGTAATATGGAACGATTACGACAACTTCGCTCACCGATTGGCACTCATACCCACCACAAACGAAATCATCGCCCAGCTGCGTCCTATCGTAGCCAATACCCCAAAAGGCACACGTATCACCGAACTCAAGCCCGCCATTTTAGAAGTCCTCCACCGCTACCCACCCGAAGTCTTAGACCTCATCACCCTATCCGCCAACCTCCTCTTTAGCGGCAAATACGCAACCACACTCCAAGCCCTCACCAAAGACGGCTTTTATGCCAAAGTAACCCAAACGCCCTACAACGCCGATGGTTACCTTGAAGGAGTAGAACGCCGCCAAACCGATTATCGCAACCTCATTACCGAGTTTGAACACACCCCCAACACCGTCTTTATCCTCGACCCACCCTATCTTTCCACCGACATCAGTTCCTACTGTGGTGCGCAAGATTGGAAGCTAAAAGACTACCTGCATATCGTCAAAGCCCTCAACGCAATGCCCCGTTACATCTACTTCGGAAGCAATAAAGGACAGCTCTTAGACCTCTTCGACTTCCTTGCCAACGAATATGACCTCCCCAGTCCGTTCAACCACACCACACGGGTAAGCGTCAGCACTAATGTCAATTATACCAGTACCTACGAAGATTTAATGATATACAAATACTAAAAACACGAACAATGAAATCAATATCCTATATTTGGCAACGTACGCCAATATCCTACTACGGAGGTAAGCAAACAATGCTGCCACATATCCTGCCACTTATCCCTGCACATACTATTTACACCGAAGCCTTTTTCGGAGGAGGTGCAGTCTTTTGGGCAAAACAGCCCGTCAAAACCGAAATCATCAATGACTTCAATACTAATGTATATACCTTCTACAAGGTTCTACAAACACGCTTTACCGAACTACAAACCCTCGTACAGCAGTCAGTTGTGAGCCGAGAAGCCTACAAAGCAGCCTTAGTAATCTACCACGCTCCTTTTGCTTTTACCCAGGTACAACGAGCGTGGGCATTTTGGTACGCTACTAACTGCGGCTTTTCAAACCAAGTAGGTAACTGTCGCATCACTACCAACAGCAAGAATGTGTCAGCCCTTAGCAACAAAATCACCCACTTCACCGACACCTACTCCGCTCGCCTGCAAGGTGTACAGATAGATAACAATGATGCCACCGAAGTCCTCATCCGCCACGACACCCCCGATACCTTCCACTATGTAGACCCGCCCTATGTAGGAGCCAAGCAAGGGCATTACGGAGGCTATGAGCAAGCACACTTTAACGAGTTATTAGCTACCCTTGCCACCCTCAAAGGTAAGTTCTTACTTAGTTCCTACCACAATGAAGAGCTAACCAAATACGTACAGCAATGTGGTTGGCATCAAAAAGAAGTATCAATGCATTTAGGCAGCAGCAATAGCACAGGAAAGAAGCGTATAGAAGTCCTTACTGCCAACTACCCTATATAATATGTATAGGCAAAAAAAACACGGATAAGCACCCTGCCTATCCGTGTTTTAAATACATTTTAAATACTCTTTAAATATTGTTCAAACTATACCTGATTATAAGAGGAGTTTTCCAGCCAAAAGTTGGAAGCCATACCCTAATTTTTTTCAACATTTAGTTTTGCCGATTAAGGTTATTGGTATCTATATAGCGCATACGTTCATCTAAATCATTGTTATAAATCTTATTAATATGAGAGATGATACTATTAAAAGTCTCTTCTAAAAGATTAATATTGTTTTTAATAGCCTCTTCTTTGAAATCAGGGTTGTTTTTAACGTTGTCTGCTAATGATTTGATTTGTGTCTGAAAGAGCCTAAAACGAGATTTTATACTAGGAATATCGATTTTTTCAGGGAAAGTGTCACTCAGCAATTCTTGTAAAGTATCTTGCATCTGTGTAAGCCAAAAATATACTGAGTAATAAGAGCTTTCTACTCTTGAATTTTCTCCTATTATTTTGTCAGAATATTGACTTACTTTCTGGAAGTTTTTAGCTGCTAATTCAAGTACTGGACGATATAAAATCACGTTGTCATTCGCTTTTGCTTCTTTATCTAATGATAGCTGAATATTGTAATATCCAGTTTTCTTAGGGGAAAATGCTACTTCAAATTCTTTCCAATCGTCTACTAAAGCTCTTCTTTTTACATTAGCAGATAGAGGAGAAAGTGTGTCAAGTGCTAACTGGGTACTCAATTCTTCTTTTCCTTCATCAGAAAATACTAAATTGAGGTGAGGGTAGTTTATTTTCTTAGAACTTACTGAAAACGTATAAGGTATATTAACTACTAAAAAACGCCTCCATTGTAGAAAAGCCTTTCCTTCTTCTTTTATTTTTTCTACTCTAAAAACAGTATCTTTTATACTATTGGGTGGAGTACGCCAGTCGCGTTCTACCAAGGCATTTACACTTTCTGTTTTAGAGCTAATAGGGTGTAGACGGCTGTAAATGAGTAGGCTATCGGGGTTAGAAAGCACTAAAGCATCAGTGTTTTTTATCTTGTTAGGCGCCATCGATATGATGATCTGCATTAATGACTGAAAGCTCTTCCATTGCCTTAAATCTTCCTGAGCTTTTGGTGTAAGCTCTGTTAGTTTTAGCTCTTTAAAATCAACTGATTTTACTTTATGTTCAGGAGTGTTGTCAGAGGTCTGCTGGCTTCCATCACACGATATTAAGCCTGCTACTAAAAGTAGAAGACCTACTTTGAAAGCTTTGTTTTTCATATTCTACTATTTTTATTAAAACACTAAAGCCAGACTTACTTACATAAATCTGGCATCAGTGATAAATCTAAAA